CAACAGAATAACCGATTCCTTTCCAAATAGACAATGTTGTGTGATCATGAAACATGATCCCAAAATTCCCGACACTAAGAGGCAATGAGATAGAGAAGTAGCGAACTTCTACAATATCAGCACTACCAGCCCAAGTCAAAGAATACTGCCCAACAAGGTATGAGAAAGGGAAATGTAATCCCTGCCACCCTGATTGTTTAAGTCACGCAATCAGAAGAACAGTGGTTACACCTCCCTAACCAAATCACCTGGCAACACATCATTACGACCATTATCCAATTTAAAGAAACCGGGTCTCACTAATCTAGACCTACGAAGGAAATCAAAACCAGGAAAACCTGGATGACTCAACGCACATTTAGTTAAGAGAGCCCAACTACGCTCGTTACTGCGAAGGATAGAATATTTTGAAGTATTTTTCAATACAGCAGTAACTAAAGAAGGAAAGAGGTAGAACATAGACAAATCCATAAATGAAAAAGTCGAATCCTGACTCTCAATGGACAAAGAAAGCTCAAAAGCCAACTTACCCATTAGATTTAGAGACGGAAGGTCAAAACCTTTCCGTTGAAACCAAACTTGTCTCGCCCTAATCGGCTGAGATATGGTATCACGACGTAAAGAAATCCTCTTATCAAAATTATTAAGAAACATTCGACAACAGCGTAAGTCGAGATCAGAAGGTCCTAATCGAACCCCCTTATCATCAACAAGATACACTGATCTCGCATTCTCAATTGAAGACACAGAGTCATTCTCCACTAGCACAAATGGCCGGAGACCAACACCCCCCAACGATTCAGGGACAAACCAAGGCAAATGAACAGCCTTGAGTCCTAAATAGTTGTTACGAACAAAAGCTCGATGAACTTGTAATCTTAAATCAGTCGGACAACTCCTCATCAATTCATGATGAAGAGTTCCAAGAGTCGAAGCTCGATCATTCTCATTCCCCGAAGGGTCAGAAAAAGACACTTTACCACTACTCCTGGTCATCCCTTTGAGAATCCCCATATTAACATAAGGAATCTCAGAGAATCTATCATTATACACCCTAAAAGAGGTGCTATTAATGTTAAGGTAAGTCTTTTGAAAATAGACCTTACCAATAGAAGGAAGTAACCCACCGAGACGACACAATTCATTCCACACAACCTTAGTATTAAATCCACACCGAATCACACCATCATCCCCATTAATGCACAAAGGCATTTCAGACAAACTCACCCCAAAAGGAGTAGATTCACCCAATTCATAGGAATAACGACATATAGCAGCGTTAATTAAACACAAGATAGGAAACGAAACAACAGAACCCATAAGCTGACCCCACTTTTGCACCTTAGAGAAGTTCTTCGGAAGAAGACGACTCTTTCTATTCATCCTAGACTTAGGATATGTAATAGAATGCCCAACAAGGGCTTTATGGTACAAAAGACGAAGATCATCTGGTACAGAAAGAACATCACAAATAGCATCTACAGCGGTCTTAGACAACAAGGGATTAATATTATCCGTTGCCGCCTTATAATCCAAAGAAAGAAAATCACCAGAATGACCACCGAAGCGATCAAATAGGTAACTTTCAGACACTGGTTCTCCTATCAATTTAAAGACAGGGTGCTTCCGTAGTATGGAATGGACGAACTTTTGTAAAGGTTTCAGCACAAAATAAGTTAAGGGCGGACCTTTTGAGATCACACGAACCTTAAGCGCTTCCGCAAGAGGGACTAAAGTAGTCAAACCCTCTTCCTCTTGTGCCTCCTTCCTAGCAATCTCATACAAATTAGTATAAGTCGACTGGACTTTATCTATAAAGCCAGAAGTCACTTTAAAGCTAGGAAGATCCTCACTTTCAATCTCCTCTTCACGAATCTGACGACAGAAGGCCGAAGCCACAACCTCATTAGGTTTATCCAAAGAATCTGAGATCAAACCTTTTTCCAATAAAAGTCCAAAAGTACCAAAGCGACTACGAGTAGTCACATAATTGGCATTAGTGGAAGGAACAAAGGGTTTTATAAGATCATCAAAAGTAATTGAATTACCTCTTAAGGTCTCAACAACAGTCCGACGAACCTCATTACACAAATCAGCTAAACTAACTTTATGAAAAGGAGGAACATCATCTTCCCAGAGAGAATCTTCACTCACCAATGGTGCAGCGAAAATGGATACCTCTGGAAGTGGTTGTTCTGAAGTCAACACAGCAAACGTTTCCAACGCTGCCTTTTCTAGCATATCCTCGGAAGCCCGAGGTAGACCACCCTTCAAGTATAAGATCCCAGTAGCAAATTCATCTGCTCTTGGACCTTTCATCATACTTGAAACAAAGCGACCAGCCCTCCCCCCCACTATATGACGTGGTAGATCCGGTTCACTGAAAGGTGCAACCGAGATTTCATCATGTAAGTAGAAGGAATAGAATGCTGAAAACTTGTACTTAAGGAACTTTGTCCAGCCACACTCCATTGAGCATATCTGCCAATGCTTGAGTGTGTCAAATGACTTAAAGCCATATCTGTCAAATCCAAAAAGTTCAAGGTATTCTATCAAAGTAAATAGGGAATCACGTAGTACGTTATTATCACCATCTGAGAAAGATGGTGGAAGGGCTCCCCCTACCAATGGAGCGTTAGAGTTCATATCAGAAAGAATATCTGTATTCTCACACTGACCTTCATCATCATTTTGGAGACTCAATACCTGAAAAGGATTAATTGAGGCAAAATGAGAGGATGAACGAAGTGATGTTGAAACCAGAATTTCTGGAATTATACTCCCAACGCAGGCCTGACTA